GACGGCCCAGAGGTCGTCGACGCCGAGGAACCGCAGGGGAACCCGCGAGCCACCAGCGGCGGCCGAGGAGAAGAACACGGTGCCGAAGCTGTCGCGGTAGAACAGCGTGTCCGCCGAGATGGCGACGACTTCCGTGGGAGTGGGGAACGACATGGGGACTCCTGAAATGCAAAAAAAACCCCCACCCGCTCCCGCGAGGGAACGAGTGAGGGCTTAGAGGGGTGCTGCGGAGAAGCGGGGATTACGGCGTGGCCAGCTCGACGGCGCACTCCGGGCGGAGGATGCCGTGACCCATCGCGTACTTCGCGACCATCAGGGTGCCCTGGCGGCTGATCTGGTACTCCGACTCCATCTTCAGGTCGAGCAGCTTGACCGTGCCGACCGCGGCCTTGTGCATCACCAGCGCGACGGTCTTCGTGAAGTCGCCCTGGTAGGCGGTCGGACCCGTGGAGATGTCGGTGCTCGGCAGGTGGTTGGTCTTGACGTAGCTGACGCCAGCCACCTTCATGACCTTGCCATCGGCGTACACGCCCGAGCCACCCCAATCGCGGTTGATGGTCTTCGTGGTCTGCACCGTGAGGTAATACTGCGCCGGCTTCACGAACGCGTAGCGGTCGTCTTCCGGGACATCCTTCTCGTCGAGCTTCTGCGCCGCGGCGAAGACCTGGGCAGCGAGCACTTCGCCGTCCGTCGCCATCGCAGCGTTCGTCAGCGCCGAGCCGCCGTTGCCGCCGTTCACCGTGGCAGCCGCACGCGCGGCGAGGACGCCGACCTGCGCGATGTTCTGGTCGAACGTCTTGGACAGCGCGTTACCCAGCTCCTTCGAGTACGAGCTGCGCACGTCGTAGTGGTTCTTCGCCTCGTCGATGTTCGCGATGAACACGTGCGAGATGAGCAGGTCGTCGATGGTGATGACGCGCTCGTTGTGCTTGATGACGTTGCCGAGAATCTCGTTGCCCGGCGTGTGGTACGCCGCCGAGGTCTTGCCGAGGGCCGGGAACTGCGCCGACTTGCCCGAGCTGATCGTGCGGATCATGTGCTTGTCGAGGAACGCTGCGGTCTCCTCGAAGGCGACCATCACTTCGCCGCCGAAGACCTTGAGCCACAGCGCGTCGGTGGCGCCGCTGGCGTCCGCCTGACCCAGGCGGGAGGGAGTTGCATTGGACATTGTGTCCTTCCTGTGAGAGTTGAGGGTGGTGTTGGTCGCACCGCCTCGCCGCTCAGTCGCTCGCTCGAAGTTGTCCTCCGCAGAGGGCTACGTCTCGCTCGTGATGGCTTTGGGGATGACCATGAGCGGCTGAAAAGCCGTCTCGTCTTCCACTCGCTTCCACAGGTACTGCTGCCGGTTACGGGTTCCGGCGACGCTCCTCCTCGACCTTGATACCGAGGTGCGTCCGATTACAGCCGGTTACTCATCCGGCGACCCGTGCAACCACGGATCAGGTTTTCTTCTTCAGCGCATCGGCGACGACGCTAGCCGTCTTCTCGACGCTGCGGCCCACGACGTACCCGCCGAGTCCCAGCTCGATCACGTCCCAGACGTGCACGGGCATCTCAAGCATCACGGCATCCACGCCGAACAGCTTGAGGTACGGGAACAGCAGGTAGTTGTTCACGATCACCGCGACGAACGCGAGCATCGTGATGGGGCGCCACGAGTTGGCGAGCCACGACTGGGACTGCGCCTCGGCCACGATGACCTTGACGCGCTCCTCCAGCTCCTTCGTGGCTCCCTGCTGCTGGAGCACCAGCAGTTCCAGCCGGGCCTTGTCGCGCTCCGCGGGGTTCGGGAAGACGCGCTCGATCACTGTGTCGAACAGCTTGAGCGCGGAGTCCACGATGGGAACTGCGATGGCCATTACACGAGCGCCTTCGATCGCATGATCTTCTCGGCGACCTTCGAGCGGAACGCCGGGTCCTTCCTGTACTCCGGGCTGCGCTGGTCAGCCTTGGCCTGCTCCCAGGAGGCGTACTCCTCGGTCGTGGCGCCCGCGTTGCCGTTGCCGGCGACGGTGCGTGCGGCCGGGGAACCCTCGGCGGCTGCGAACCGCGCGTGCAGGCCAGCGACCGCGAGACGCGCCGCGGCGGGGCTCTGCGACACGGCCTCGTTGTAGGCGGACAGCTCGGCCTCGGAGAGCGCCGAAGCGGCCCACGCAGCCATCGCGGTGAAGCCTTCGGCGCCGCCAGCGATGCCTTGCAGCTCGGTGACCAGGGCATTCGCCTGGGCCTGCTGGCCGGCGATGTAGCCGTCCACCATCTCGCGCGGGATGCCGGCCTTCGCCAGCTTCTCGAACGACTCGGGGCTCAGCTCGCCCTTCTCCTCAAACTCGGCGGAGAACTGCGCCATGTCGAGGCCCTTGTCCGCGAGCGCCTTGGAGGCATCGTCGGCGTTCGGGGCATCGGCCGGCTGATCCTTGGCCTTGTCGGCGGGCGGCGCGGCGTCGCTCGGCTTCGCGCCGGACGCCTTCTTCTCCAGCTCCGAGTACGCCTTGGCGAGGTCCTCGGGGCTCTTGAACTTCTCCGGGAGCCACGTGGGGCGCTCGGGGGTACCCTGGGGGGTATCCTGCGGGGGAGCCGGAGGGGCATTCGCTGCGTCCATCTTGGCGGCGAGCGCGGCGTCATTGGGACCCGCGGGGCCAGTGGCCGGCGGGGTAACGGTGACCGTCTGAGTCATGGGGTCTCGTTGGGAATTGGAAAACCCCGGCTGGTGCGATCCGGCTGGGCGCCCATGCTGCGCGGGATGGCGCGTGCGGAGTCGTCCGGGGTGTTGTTGTCGTTACTGCTGCGGGGGCTGCTGGGCCATCGCGTCAGCGGCAGCCTTGATGGCAGGGCCTGCGCCCTTGTCCACGACGGACTGCGCCATCGCCTGCTGCTGAGCCTGGGTCTGCTCTTGCGCGACCTGCTCCGCGGACTTGATGAGGCCGTCCTGCGAGATGCCGAGGTGCGCCGCGCGGAGCGTGAGGTACTTGCCCCAATCCACACGCGCGTAGGCTTCCTGCTTCGCCTCGGGTGGGATGCCCTGGAGGAACAGGTCAAGCTTGTTGAGGTCGTGACCGCGGCCGAGAGCTTCGAGCCCCGTCACGATCACAGGCTTCACCGTGCCCTTCGGGAGGCGGGGCAGCTTGCCCTTGCGCTGCATCACCGCCATCACGCGGTTGACCAGCGGAAGCTGGAACTCCTGCGCCATGATCGAGTAGATGCCGCCGAGCGCCGTCTCCAGCTCCTGCGCCATGTAGCGGATTTCCTCCGCGGTGACGCGCTCGCCGTTGCGCTGGACCGAGCTGTGCAGGAGGAAGGCTTGCGCCAGTCGCTCCTTGAGGTCCACCGTCTTCTCCAGTGCGACGCGGAAGTCCGCGAACTTCTGCATCTGGAGCACGGACACGTCGTTCGCATTGCCCGAGCGCACGGAGCCTGAGGGGGCCTCCGCGACATCCTTGGGCTTCGTGGTGCCGTTGGGGTTGACCAGGAACAGGACCTTCGCCGCTGCGGCTGCGCCGAACAGGATGGCCTTCTCCAGGCCCTCAAGGGACTTCAGGTCCCCGAAGTATTCCTCGACGTAGCTGCGGCCGTAGTCCTCGCCGTCCACGCGGATGAAGCGCAGCGCGATCATCGGGCAGGAGTCGAGGGGGTACGTGGCTTCCGTGCCGGGGATCGCCTTGCCGGCAATCTCCTGGTACAGGTACCACTTGCCGTCTCGGAGGCAGCAGCTCGTGTAGAGCGCGGTGCTCTTGAAGGAGCCGTCCTTGTCCTTGATGTCGTCGCCGAGCATCTTCTGCACGTCGGCGGGCAGCGTCGCGGGGGCGATCTCCTCCTTGAGGATGGCCTCCAGCAGGTTCCCCGAGGGGTCCCGCTTGACGACGTAGTGGTCCATGCGGAACACGCGCACACCGCCGGAGTCCGGGGTGTAGATCAGGGCGTTGCCTGCGACGAGGAGCTGCTTGAACCCCTCGAAGCCGGAGACCCGCAGCGCCATCGTCTCGATCTCGCTCATCATGGCGCGTTCGACCTTCGACAGCCCCTGCTCCAGCTCGGCCTTCATGTCCTTGCGCTTCGTCAGCTCCTCGGCGGTGAAGTCGTCGAGCTGGAGGCGGAAGAAGGGAGAGTTGGTCGGGATCAGCGAGAGCAGCAGCTTCGACGCGAGGTTGTTCACCCCACGCGCTCCCATTGACTGGTATGGCGTGATGAACTGCGTCGAGCCGCTGCTGCCATCGGGCGGCATCAGCGCGGGGATGGTGAGCTTCGCGCAGTCACGCGCGCGCTCCAGGTAGGGCTGGCGAGTCGTCTCCAGCTTCGAGTAGCGTCCTGCGAGAGTGCCGGCCTCCATCCCTTACGCTCCGGGGATGTTGAGGCTGCGGTCGATGCGCAGGGAATCGCGTACGCCACCGGGGCTACCGGAGCGACCTCGCTGTGCGGCCTTGGGCTCGATGACGAGCTTGGCCGGCTTCGTGATCTCCGGCGGCGGCGGCGGGGGCGCGGCGGGCGGAGGGGGAATCTTGGGAGCCTTGGGCTTACACATCGTCGATCAGTCCTGTGATGGGAAGTCCCGCTCGTTCTGCTCCGCGTACTTGTGCCGGAGGAAGCGCACGACATCTCGTTGGCCCG